GTGGATGACGATCAACGAGGCCCGCACAGATGTTGGCCTGGAGCCGGTTGACGGTGGCGATGATCTTGGATTGAACGAGCCTGATCCGCAGCCCATTCCACCACAATTGCAACAGGAACAGCCACTTGATGAAGATGAAGAGACCAATGATGGCGATCTGGAAGAAACTCTCAGTAGCAAGGCGAATGATCTTGACAGGTGGCGGCGCAAAGCGATCAAAGCGAAGAAGTCTGGCAGGTCAGCGGCGGTAAAATTCGAGAGCGCATATATTTCACCGGTCTTGCATGGTGCAATAAACGGCGCGCTGGAAAGCGCGCAAACACTGGATGATGTTCAACGGGTGTTTTCGGATGTGTGGATTGGTTATCCATAATGCCAGATATTATTGATCGCTCCGAAAAAGAGGCGCAATACGCTCGTCTAATGGCGAAACTTCTCAAAGCGTATGGTGGGAGACTTCTTGAAAAGCTCGGAGACCCGCCAGACCTGAAGAATCTACCCGCCGATTTTTGGGATGATGAGGCCAATCGACTGGTAGAAGTGCTATCCCCTTTTGGAAAGCGGGTATATTTGGATGCGGCCCGCGAGTTGATGAAACAAACCCGGATCGAGGTTGATTGGAACGTTATAAACGAGAATGCTGCCAAATGGAGTAGGCAACATACGGGGGGGTGGCTGGCAAGGAAGATCAACGATACAACCAGAGACACAATAGAACTTGAAATAAGACGGCTGAAAGAGTCAATCCCAGCCTATTTCGAGCGGCAAATGACAATAGGTGATCTGGAGCAGCGGTTACAGGAAAATGGGTTATTTGGGCCTGTGCGGGCTGAGATGATAGCCGTAACCGAGGTAACCAGGGCGGCCAGCGAAGGCGAACAGGAAATGGCGCGCGAATTGGCGGCGGCTGGCATAGAGATGGTCCCGGTTTGGCAGACGAACAACGACGAATTGGTCTGTGAAATATGTGAACCTAAGAACGAGAGGCCGATCAAGGACGCTGAATATCCGCCAGCCCACCCGCGCTGCCGGTGTTGGGTGAATTATGAGTTTCCGAGGGCAGAATGACCACCATCACAGTACATATCGACGGTATTGACCAGGTGATAAATAGGATCACGACGGTTGAACAGATGCGTAATATGCAGATGGTATTCCAGGCTATTGGAGCGCATATCAAAGGGCAAGTGAATAAATACCCGCCTGCTACAGAGGCCAACAGCCCACACCAGTTTATATCCGGTGGAAATAACACCTGGTATCAACGCGGTTATGGTCCGAAATGGGCGCGCAAAGACGGAAGTGTTGGCGGGCGCAAGACTAGCGAAACCCTTGGACGCAGGTGGACAGTGAGGGCCGAGAGCAATCAAGTGACGATTGGAAATAACGTCAGTTATGGCCCATTTGTTCAGGACAAAGAGAACCAGGCCAGCTTTCACGAGGATAGGGGCTGGAAGACGATCCAGGATGTTGCCAAAGATGAAGAACCAATTGTCAAAGCATTCGTCGAAGACTATTTTGAAAAATTGATGAAATAGTGGTAGAATTTATCATCTGAATATTGACCGTCCGCCAGGATAGCCAGAGGCGAATAGCAAGGCGAAAAGGGCGGTTGTCACAAGCGCAACAGGCGAGAACGCGGCGCAGTTATCCAGAAATGGAGGCTGCCCGCGTTGTGTTATATGGAGACTGATTAAATGGCGAGAGTATTGGCGCTAACAGGCGAAATGGACGGATGCACTCTACATCGGGTGTTATTGCCGATCACTGAGCTGCAGCGCCAGGGTTATAAGGCGGATTGGGGGGATCGTTACGATGACCGTCTAGCACAGTTAGCCGGTGATTATGAAGCCATAATCTTGCCGCGCTTGCATTGGCCTGTAACTGAGCGCAAGAAGTCCGAACGCTGGGTAAATGCGCTTCATCGCGCCGGGATCGCCGTCATATTTGAGACCGATGATGACATGTTCAGTGAGGATTTTATCCGCCGTATCATGTGGAAAGACCTATATACCCGCGAATACGCCGAGGAGCGGCGCGAATGCCTTACTTACGCAGTCAGAATGAGCGATGGTGTAACAGTATCTTGCCAGCGACTGGCAACGATGGTACGCCAGATCACCGATAAGCCGGTGATAGTTGTACCTAATTATATTGATTTGCGCTGGTGGAAACGGATACAGAAAGCCGCGCCGCGCATTGTGCCAAATACTACGATTGGATGGGCTGGCTCATTTCGGCCTGATAGCGATATCGAGATAATGGCGATTGCATGGGGGCGCGTAGCGCGCAAGCATCCAGAAATCAAATTTGTTATTCAAGGCCGCGACCTGAAGATCATCTATGATAACGTGCCGCCTGAACAGGTAGTGCAGCTCGAATGGTTGCCAATTGATAGCTATCCAGCTGCGCTGGTGAATGTTGATATTGGTTGCTGTTCGTTGGCAGACACGAAATTTAACCGGGCAAAAACGTATCTGAAGGCGCTGGAATACGGTGCTACTGGTTGTGCGGTTGTGGCAAGTCCGACGGTTTACGGACAGATTATCGTGGACGGGGTTAATGGACATTTAGCAGCCACGGTGGACGAATGGGAATGTGCACTCTTGCAGTTGCTGGAAAATTACGATCACCGGCGACAAATGGCAAAGGCTCTGCAAGCGCAAGTGCGCCGTGAACATAGCTTGGAACTTAATGCTTGGCGTTGGTTGGCGGCCTGGGATGAGATCATCGGAGATTTCCGCAATCGCCAGCGACATAAGATATTGCTACCGAATGAGGTGATATATGCCTAAACCTATGGAATATGACAATCAAGACAGGTGGATGGAGGTTTGCATACCGCAAATGATTGACGAGGGAAAAGATCATGACCAAGCGGTGGCTGCCTGTATGAATATGTGGGAGAACCGGGAGGGAGGGAAAACCGCTGACGATACCCTGATTATGTATGGCGGGCAGGTGAAAGCCTTGGGCGGCGGAAAGATTGGCGGTTACCTGGTACGCTTTACGACCGAAGACGACCCGGATTTAGAGGGCGAATTCTTCACCCGAGATACTGATTTTGGCGACGCACAAAGCGCGCCGGTCTATTATCAGCACGGAATGGACTCAAGGTTAGGAAAGCGGCGTATCGGCAAGGCCACCCACCTGGTTGATGAATTCGGCATTTGGGCTGAGGCGCAGCTTGATTTGCGCGATGAATACGAGCGGTTTATCTATAGCATGGCGGAGGATGGCAAGCAAGCATGGTCATCTGGAACAGCCGGGCACCTGGTTGAGCGCGTGCCGAAAAATAAAGCAGTTTGGCTAAAAAGTTGGCCGCTTGGTCTGGATGATACGCTCACGCCCACGCCAGCTGAGCCACGTAATACCGCCATACCACTAAAATCATGGCAGCCGCCATCGACGCCGCGCTTGTCATTGGTCGAACGCATCCAGGCGCAGACCAGCAATAACAATCTTCTGTTGAAGGATATTCGGGTATTGGTTGATAACATTAGCCGCCCATTGTCTGAAGTTAAGCGGGATGAATTGAAGGCCCTCCAGGAGTCGTGCTCCGGGTATGACGCTGTGCGTAAAGAGATCGGCGCAATCCTGACCGCGCAACCCACTCAACGATTGGTTGGGCCACGCCTGACCAATCATATGCTTGCAGAACATCGCAAGCGCTTAGCCAACATCCTAGAGGAGTAAACATAATGAGTATGACTGTTGCAGAGGCCCGAGCAGAGATCAAGAATCTGTTTACGCAGGCCGACCTTATCGAGAAGAACTACCCGGATGGTCTAATCACCAATGGGGACGATGAGCGGGAAGTAAAACGCCTTCTCGCCGAGATTGATGGGCTGGAAAGCAAGTTGTCTGCCCTCGAAGACGCCGAAAAGCGGCGCGGGCGTATCCTGGACGGCATTAAGGAATATTCAAAGGCCGCCCAGGGCGCTGTCCGCCCGACTCCGCTGTCTGTAGATGAAGACCTGGCGAAATACATAGACCCAGGTCGCCAGTTTGTTGAATCGAACGAATACCGTGGGCTGGCCGCTCGCGGTACGTTCAAATCCAACCTGGCGCGTGTTGCTTTTGCCGTGACACTGAATGATGGAACGAGTCTGATTGATTGGGGTCGCAACGTTGCAGCGAAGACCCTGTTATATGGCTCGTCTGCCACCTCTGGCGGCGGATTTGTCCAGAACGATGTACAGCCCGGCTATGTGGACATTCGCCAGCGCGAGCTAACCTTTCTAGACCTCGTGCCGCGTGTCCCGACCACCAGCGATACAATCGAATATGTGTATGAAACCACGTTCACGAATGCGGCAGCGGAAACCGCAGAGGCCACCGTGACCACCGGAACGACCGGCAAGAAGCCAGAAAGCGCCCTGGCATATGCGGTGGCAACCGTGCCGGTTGAGAGCATCGCCCATTGGCTGCCGGTCACCAACAAAATGCTTGCGGATGCACCTATGATCCGCGGCATTGTCAATGGCCGTCTATTGCTGGGGCTTGACCTGCGCCTGGAGGCGCAGATTATTAGCGGCAATGGAACGCCGCCCAACCTGTCTGGCGTACTGGATCATGCAATTAACGCTGTTGGCATTGGATCGGACAGCCG